TGCATCCAACATATTATCAAAAAGCGTAATGGTCTCATCAACAGTAGATGCAAATTCAGCACTTGCATGGTCGACCTCATGGTCAGTTGCTCCTATCTGAAACCAGCCGGCATTGTCATCATAAACTCCAGTACCAGATGAGGTATTAGAATTTACAGCAACAGCCTCTAAGTCTGTTCCAGCTTTATTAGATATTCTTTTCATCAACTTATTTTCAAATCCAGCCTTCTCAATTGAGTTTCTCAAAGCACTCCAACCCAAATCAACTGCTATCAAGTACTCAACAGTACTAATATTTACCTGACTAGTAGTTGGTGCAGTAGTTGTAGTATGCTCCGTTCCCTCATTGGCCGGAGTTTGAATTAACAAGTCTGAAAATTCTATCTTGTCCAAGTCAACTGTCTTTTCAGCGCCACTATCATGTCTACATTCTTTTCTCATTACAGCTCTTTCCAAAGTTTCTTCTATGAACTGAGCAAGCTGTCTGGCATTAAGTAATCCACCATTAGCCTCTAAACCAGCATCAGTGAATATATCTTTACTGCCAAAGAACTTTCTATTCAATTCTTCTAACAATTGTTCATTTGTTAACATTTATTTTCAACTCCTTTCATCTTGATTTTGTTTTTTATTATATATTTCCTATTCCCAAAATTCCCGTAAAATCAGCTTCATCGTTATCACTTTTTTTATCGGTTTCTTTCTTATTGTTCTTTTTCTTATCCGATTCTGGCTTTATATTTAGCTCTTCGTTTATCTTATCAACTTCCGATTTTACTTCTCCGACTTTCTTTTCTACAATATCAGATATCTTGGTCAATAAATCGTTATCCTTGTCATCGTCTGATTTCTCGGAATCTTTCTTTTTAGATACATCTTTTTTGGACTTCTTTTCTTCGTCTTCTTCGGTAATTTCTTGTTCAGTCTCTTTTTCTTTGCCTTCTACCTCTTTTTCTACATCTTTTTTCAATAATTCTTCCAGCTTGTCCTCAATATCTTTCTTAAATGTACCCATCTCTTCTGCTATAGTTTTTTTAACTATATCTTTTACTTCTTTCTCATCCATATCACTACCCTCCTTTTTTAAGTTTTTCCCTACACTTGCAAGTACTGACTTTATTGTTTCTCCTGCTTTTACAATACTATCAGCAGCATTTACCAATTTAGTTTCATTTGCCTTGCTTAATACTCGCCCTATCTTAGTATCGACTATACCAAGTTTATTTTTTATTTTATCTGCCATTTTATCTACAAAAGATTTATCCAGCTCATCAAGTTCTTTAAATTCAGGCACTTCTTTATCAAACTGCTTGTAATGTTTTGCCAAGTGATTATATACCCCTTTCCGGTCAGAGTCAGGCAGTATAACACCACCTCTGGCACCCATTAAAGCCCCCATTGCTGCTTTTACACCATTCCAAACAACTGGATATCCTCCGCCACTTTTATGGTGAGGCAGTTTATATGCACCTTTATTATCTGCATCTTTTTCATCATACCAGGTACACATAATCTTTAAGTCTTTTACTTCAGCCTTTTTTACTTCAACCCCAGCATCCCAAGGAGTTCCTTCTGGCAATGCTGTAGTCTTTCTGAATGGAATAACACTTTTATATTCCATCATTTTCAACGCTATAAACCGCTTGTCTATTGCAGGCCTATTAACGTATGATATTTCAAAAATATCGACATCTTTTAACCAGTTAATTTTCACATTCTCGCCCCCTTTATATCTCAATTTCTTCACGAGTTCCACTATATCCAATTGAGTAGCCAACTAGAGTACCATCTTTAATTTTCTTCCACACACTTTCAGAAGCTTCTGTAACCAATACTCCACTACCTGCTTTTACTTTTACTTCATTCATTTCAAAATCTACCGGAGCTTGGTAAATCTGTAACATTTTCCCCATTCCAGAGACACTGTGCATTTCACCAATATCCTGTAAACTCTTAGAAAAACTATGTACTGCCTTTTTTATTTCTTCCGGGGTCATAATATCGCCCTGCAAGTCTACTTCATAGGGTACAAGGAAAACTCCATAGACCTCTCTTTTTTCTTCATCAATCTTAAAAAATTTCTTTGCCTGCGCTTCTAATTCTGGTTCTATAGTTTTATGCTCGTTATACCATTCTACTGCTTTATCTTCATCCCATTCTTTGTCCTTATCAAAATAATATTCAATAATTTTCTTACGATTAAAAGTATATAAAGCATTTATGCCAAGCCTCTCTAAAATAGTAATAACTTTAACTTCTGTATCTACAGCCACTTTAGAATCAACTGGGATTGTTACAATATCTTTCATTATCTTCCCCTTTGTTTTCATTATCTTCCCCTTTGTTTAAAATTTTTATCTCTTCTATTATATTTTCTTTTAATTCTTTTATCTTCTTTGTGAATCTTTTCAATTGTTTCGGGAGGCAATTCAATATCTTCATTTTCTTTTTCAATCTTTATGGGATTCTTAATAACATTGATTTTTACTTCGCGTGATGCAAATTTATCAGTTTCGGGAATTATTCCTTTAGAATCAATAGCTCCCATTCTTACTAACTTTTCTACATCTTTGTCATCAACATCAATTGGACTATCAACTTTGAGCCACTTGTCTTTATATGTGATATCATTTAGCGTTTTTGTTCTAAACATTTTTACTCCTTTTTAAAATAATAAAAAACTAAAACATAATATATTTCTTATTACATCTTAGTTTTTTATTATCTATTTAATTTTTTATTTTATATCTACTTTATTATCATGTAGTGTATATCTTAATTTCTATTTCAGGGAAAACTAAAATATCTCCAGGCTTAACTCCTGTTTCTCTTAATATTACTAATTTACCATCTTTAAACTCGACATCTTTCTTTTCTAAACAAACTTTCATTTCAGCCTCCTATTACTTATTAATATCTTATATAAGAAATACTTATTAATTTATTATTATACACTATTCAAATATGAAAGTAAAATTACTTACTATTTAATAAACCTGGCAATAGGGATTTTAGGATTCTTCTCTATAACATTTTGCACAGTTTCTAATTTAGGCTCTTTTAATATCGGGTCTCCTATGCAACTCACCCAACAGCATCTGCAATCTGGATGAAGTGGTAGACAACTTCTTGCCTCATCTACAGGCATTATAAGTCCATTTAAAGGCATACAAATATCGCAAGTCCTCTCATCATTTGCAATCAATATTTGAGCTTTCTTTATCTTAGCAACCTTATAAGCATCAATAGTAGAAGTATTAAAACTCCTCATAGTCTCAGTCCTTGCTATCATTAAGGCCCTTGACTGACTGCAACCATCATAAACATTGCCAACTCTTACAGCCAGGTCGTCCATAGATTCAAGTTCCTCTATACCCTCATATAGCTGATTATAAATCAGTGCCGAGGTCTCAGAGTCTATATTCTTACTTATCTCTTTTGCACCCACCAGAAAGTCATCATAGTTAGTAGTTACATAGGCCTGGGCATCTGCAGCAAATTGTGGACTATTAGCATAAGTTACTGCATCAGTTATATCATACTTGAAAAGCCTCCCTAAAAGATTTTTCTTCTTCTTTGGCTTACCCTTAATTTTTGCCACATGGTTTAAGAGAGTTACTGCATTCTGTATTCCATAGGGAGTAGTATTATGATGTATAAATTTTAGTATCGTTAATAGGTCATCTTCCTGCTTTCTAAAATCATACCCATTGACAAAATCTAGCAGTTGTTTATTTACAGGTTTACTATCTCCAGTCAGCTTATCAGGATTTACAGGCTTTATCTTGGATAGCTTTTTCCTGTTCTTTACAAAATAAGTAGTAAAGTCATCTTCCTGCTTTCTGAAATATCCCTGCAATGCTACAATATAATCTGACAGCTTTTCTTCTGCTGCCTGTGTAGTTGCCTCTGCTTCATTTGATAATGCTGTTAATGATTCTGTCATTTATCCCCTTATACTATTAATCTTATTAAAAAATTCTACAGCCCCTCTATTATACTTTAACAATGATTCTCTATTATCTCCCCAAACTGTTATACTTCTATCTTTGTGCATCCATCTAACAAAAGCACCTGCAAAAGCTTCATATATATTTGTTTTTTCATACTCACCAAAAGCTTTCATTATTGGTCTATCATAATCTAAACATTCATCAATATGGTGCCCTAATTCATGCCATATAGTATCTATTGGACTTTTATATTGTTTTAAATCAATGCTATGCAAGACTATTGTTTTTGTAAATGGCATATAGAAACAAGTGTTTTCTGAAGTTCTAATTCCATAAAATCTATCAAACTCAAAAAGTTCAAGTAACCCTATATACTCTGGACTATAATCAAAAACAAAATTAACATCTTTAACTATATTCTTAATCCCTATAGGCAATATCTCTATAGCATAGTTTACTAATTCAATTTGTTTTCTAGTTTTATATCTATTCATTTATTATCTTAGATAGTTTATTATAACCTTCCATAATTTTCTCACCAGCCATATAAGAAAGATTTCTACCTGAAGCTCTTGCCAATAGCAGCAAAATCTCATTTATTATTTCAAGAGCTTTCGACATATCTTTATTCATCTTTACCTCCTTATAGTAAATATTCTAATGGGTCTTGATTAATATCATCTTTTAAAACTTCATAATGCAAATGTGAGCCAGTACTATGCCCGGTATTACCCATAGTTGCTATTATATCTCCTTTTTCTACTATATCTC